AAGGGAGAAATCCTTTCGTTAATTGACCTAATTAATATTCATATAAGGAGAAATATATTATGGGAACCAAAAGAGTAGGTTGGGCACGAATTCAGAGCCTGATTAACGAAAACGCAAATGCACTACAGCAGAGGCGATACGTAACAGAGACCATCAGCGCAGACACAACATTGACCGCTGCGGACTCTGGCAAAATTCTATCAGTTAATGGCGCTAGCGCTCTTGACGTTACACTCCCCAGAGCAACTACAGCCGGCCTCTGGTTTAGATTTGTTCTGTCGGACAACACTGCAAACGTTAACATCATTCAGGGAGATGCTGGTGATGAGCTTGTAGGAAGTGTTATGTGTCTTACCAACAAAGACACAGGCACCGGTAGCGATACCCAGATTCGCTTTGCTTCGGGCACCGCTCTCGCCGGAGATTGGGTTGAAGTCGTTAGCAATGGTTCAGACTGGCTTGTCAGCGGACAGTCTGCTGTCAATAGTGGACTCATTTTCGCCTAAACAGATTATTACTACATATTATCGAAGCCCCCCGTTCCTTTTTGGTTCGGGGGTTTCTTTTTGCGAATCGCTAACTATTTATTATCGGACATACAATAGGAGTTCCCATGGGAAAGAAAAGAAGGATAATAAGCGCCCGCGCTAAATTTGGATCCAAATACAAGAATCACCCCCTCGCGTCAGCGACACCAGCCCCCGAAGCAATCGCGCCCCTTGCGCCAGCTGCACCGGTACCTGCTACACCTAAGACAATAGAGGTCGCGCCAAAAGTTGAGGAGTCCCCCGCCCCAGAGGCTGCTACGCCTGCGCCTTCTAAGACTCAAGAGCCCCCTGCACCCCAGCCGAAAGGGGAGAAGGCAGCACCCACGGCACGCAAGCCTAAGAAGGGTGCCAAGAAGCCGCCTTCTAAGTCCAAGACTAGCCGCTCTCGCAAAACAAAATAAAAAAGATGTCCTTGGGAGGCGCCTGATACATCGGAGTTTTGGTTTTGCATTACTACTTATGAATGCAGGAGAAAATCTTAATGCCGAGAAATCTAAGCCCCCAATCTACAGTTAGCGCAGTTATTTTGACATCTACCGGATCTGCGGATCTGGTAGCCACTGCGCTTCCATTTGGCGTGTACACGGGTTCAGTAACATTTCTTAGCGGCGCCTCAGCCCAGGTTGCTTACACTTATAAGAAACTAGGTGGCGATGTTGTAGACATTGAGTTGACACCCTCAAATGTATATGCCGCTTACGAAGAAGCTGTTCTAGAATACTCGTACATACTCAACCTTCACCAAGGCAAGAACGTACTGTCTAATGTTCTCGGCTCAGCCACCGGCTCTTTCAACTATTTAGGCGAGCAGACAGCCGGGCCTTCTGGTTCAAACCTTAAGTACCCGCGCTATTCGCTAGGGTATTCCCGCCGTGTTGGCGATGCTGCCGCAGCAGCCGGCGGGTTTGGCGGCACTATACCGCAGTATTCAGCCTCATTTAAAACGGTCCAAGATCAGCAAGATTATGATTTGCAGAGCATCATCTCCGCAGCGTCCGACAGCGGTACTGATGATGGCGGCAATGNTGTNGNTTATGCCGGCAAGGTCGGCAATAAAAGAGTAATTATTACAAAGGTGTATTACAAGACACCCCGCGCGATGTGGAGATTCTACGGCTACTACGGCGGACTTAACGTCATAGGNAACATGAGCACTTATGGACAGTTCTCAGANGACTCTACTTTCGAGGTTGTGCCTACATGGCAGAATAAAATGCAAGCCATGGCCTATGAGGACTCTATCTTTACACGCACCTCTCTTTATTCTTTTGAGATTATAAACAACAAGCTGCGCCTCTACCCCACCCCGAGCCAATATGGATTCGGAGACGGGTTCAACTCCAGAATGTGGGTTAAATTTTACGTTGATCTACAGCCGTATGAATTGGACGGAACCACTGATACTGGAATTGAAGGTGTCAACAACATGAACACGCTGCCGTTCGATAATATTCCCTTTGAGAGTATTAACTCAATGGGCCAACAGTGGATTAGAAAGTATGCCTTAGCATTAAGCAAAGAGATGTTGGGGCAGATTCGTGGCAAGTTTACCACCATTCCGATTCCAGGCGAGAGTGTTACTTTGAATCACAGTGATCTTCTATCGCAAGCTAAAGACGAGCAGTCTACTCTTAAAGATAAACTAAGAGAGATACTGAAGGAAACCGAATACTCCGCACTCGCCAAGGAAGACCAGGAAGTGGCGGAAGCAGCAACGAACGTATTGAAGGTGACGCCGTTGCCGATTTTTGTGGGGTAAATAGAAGATGTCTGACGAATGGAAGAGACCACCACAGCCTCCTCCTCCCCTCTTTTTAGGTGAGAAAGAGCGAAACCTTGTAAAACAGGTAAACGATGAGCTTATTGAGAAAGTCATCGGACAGCAGATTTTGTATTACTCTATTGATCTAGAACGAACCGACTTCCATGAAATGTATGGCGAGGCTGTTGAAAAAACATTCCTCCCGCCCATCCGCGTGTACGCCCTGGTGGAGTTCAATGAGCAGGCAACATCCTACTTAGACGGCGTTGGCGTCGACGAGATGGGTATGATCACAGTTAAATTCCACCGAAGGCGCCTCACAGAAGATCAGAACTTGTTTGTGCGCGAAGGCGACTTTGTTTTGTACGGCAATAATTATTACGAGCTTGTGAAGATAGAAGAAGAAAGGAAGCTCTTCGGCCAAGTTGATCACACTTTTGAAGCGAGAGCAACGTGCAAGCGTGCCAGAAGAGGACTATTTGATGCTACCTGATAACTTTGACTTTGCCTTGTTGCCAAGCGGCTCTAACGGCTATGCTCTTAATGAAGTAGGCATGCTGGCTTCGAGTATTGAAGATATAGATGCTGCTCTGTTCGAATGGATCAAGCAGGACCTCTCACTGTCTACGTGGAGCAATGAAGGTTTTAAAGCCGTCCCCGTTCTATGGCAGACTCCCGAACGCGCGTATCAGGTCAAGCATTCACGAGAGTTGCGAGATCAGAATAAGTCGATCATTTTGCCGGTGGTCACCATTGAGCGCACATCTATAACAAAGGATCCAGGACGCAAGGGCTCATTCCAGGCACAAATCTATTCTAACAAGAACAACGGGAGAACAGGTCGTGTTGTTATCGCCCAGAGAATAGTGCCCGACAAGACACGAGCATTTGCCGTGGCATCTGGCACCCGAAACAACTCAGGAGGTGTAGACCAGAAATACTACCCAAGAATCAACAAGAAGGTGGTGATTCAGTCTCTCTCTATTCCTATTCCCATATATATTAACGTGGATTATAAGGTATTGATAAAGACCGAATACCAACAGCAGATGAATGATCTGTCTGCTCCTTTTATGACAAGAACCGGACAGATCAACTCCGCAATCCTTACTCGAAACAACCACCGATACGAGATGTTTATTCAGCAAGGATTCAGCCAAAATAACAACATAGCCTCACTTGGAGAGGATTCCCGAGACTTCACAACCGAGATAACCATTAATGTGTTGGGCTATCTTATTAGCGAAGGCGTCAATGATGATCGTCCTATTCTGCGCGTCGATGAAAATATAGTCGAGTACCAATTCCCACAGGAGTCCGAAGTACCTGCCGGCAATTTTAACCTTTGGGGTAAAGACGGTACATGGGGAAAAGATTAGTTCAGGAACTACAATATTGAAGTTGGGCTGTCCGTTTGGGTTTGAAAATACTATTTAAAGTATGATTAGGCATCAAATGTACTTGCTTTTCATAAGAGGAACCACAATATGTCAGTAAAAAGCTTCAAGTTTGTATCTCCGGGAGTGTTTATCAACGAAATTGATAACTCATTCATTCCCAAAACCCCCCAGGCCATTGGCCCGGTAATTATCGGTCGCTCAGTCCGCGGCCCTGCAATGCGCCCTGTTAAGGTTGAGTCTTACTCAGACTTCCTGAACATGTTTGGCGACACTGTACCCGGAAATGGCGGTGGAGATATCTACCGTAACGGAAACTTCCAGTCTCCGATGTACGGAACTTACGCAGCTAAGGCATTTTTGGCCTCCAACGTTGCACCTATCACTTACGTGCGTTTGCTTGGGCAGGAGACCTCCGTTGGCTCTACTGCCGGTGGCGCAGCTTCTTCCGGCTGGAAGACAACCGGTAAGCCGACCACGGGCTCCGATGGCGGCGCCTACGGTCTCTGGATCTTCCCCTCTAGCTCTAACGGACTAGGAAACTACTTTACTGGAAGTAACGCCGGCGAATTGGCAGCTATCTGGTATGTCCAGAGCGGCTCCGTGGCTTTGGCTGGCGGTCTCGCTGGTACTTCCTCCGCTCCTGCGGTTGTTACCGCATCTTCTTGCTTGGTCGAGAGCGATGCAAACGGCAACTTCAAGGCGGTAATCAGCGGTATCACTGCTGGTGCCACCACTACAACTTTCAACTTCGACGACAGCAGCGACTTGTTCATTCGCAAGCGCTTCAACACTAACCCGCAGCTAAGCTCCGGTCAGGGTAACTTCTACCCCTCCGCTTCCTATCAGGACTACTGGTTGGGTGAAACCTTTGAGCAGGAGATCCGCGATGCAGGTCGCACCGGAGGCACCACCGGCAAGCTTGTTGGCTTGATCGCTGGTATCTCTTCTGGCTCCAGCGATGCGGTCGGACCCTTCAACATGAAGGGTGCTCCTTCTCAGGATGCGGTTGCTGGCTG